TGCCATTGCAGCTAACAAGTACATGGTCAAAGGCACAGTGCTTGGTACAGGTACTGTTGCTACACCGTTTGCAGACGCTTAATTGATCTTGGGGGCTTCGGCCCCCGCACTAAAGGAGATTGATTATGATGCAAACAGACGTATCAGCCGGACATCTTGATGTCTCAGGCTTTATTATTCCTAATGGGCGATATCGGGTAAAACAGGTTACCTTCCAAGGTAGCGGCGGCGGTGCTGGTGTTGTTGAGATATTTGATACTGCAACAGCCCCCACTACAGCTAGTTATGGAAGGTCAGGGACCCTTGTTACTGTAACTAAATCTGCACACGGTTTAGCAACAGATGATCGTGTTGGTATTGGTTTTAGTGCCGCCTCCGGCGCATCTGCTACAGACGGAAATTACGTCATCACAGTAGTTGATTCCAGCACCTTTACGTTTACTGATCCAAATTCGGGCACTGTAACCCCCGGTACGGCTTGCCGATATGTAAATAGCGGTTCTCGCTGGTTGGTTAGTTTTGGGACGGCTGTGAGTGTAACTACGCCTGTAGCTGTTTTAGTCCCCGGAGAAGGTATTCTGGCGGCAAAAGGTATTTACGCAAGCATCTCGAATACCAGCTTCGTAACGGTGTTTTATGGCTAAGAAAACCCCATCCCTTGCGGTAGGTCGCGGCGAGAAGCTTCCGGTCTCTAAGGGGGCTGGGCTGACTGCAAAAGGCCGTGCTAAGTACAATGCAGCCACAGGGTCAAACCTCAAAGCGCCACAGCCACAAGGCGGTGCTCGCAAGAAGTCATTCTGTGCTCGTATGTCTGGTATGCCCGGCCCGATGAAAGACGAAAAAGGCAAGCCTACCCGTAAGGCTGCTTCACTAGCAAGATGGAAATGCTGATATGAACGAAACTGTTTCAACTGCAAGAGAACTCGCTACGCACGCAGCGGATATTGCACACCTCCAAAACGATATGGATAAGATGGCTGCTGACATGGCAGAAATTAAAACTATGATTGCCAACATCAATACAACACTCGCGGAAGCCAAGGGCGGCTGGAAAGTGCTCATGATGTTTGGTGGTGCAGGTGGCGTAGTAGGCGCAATGCTGACCCAGATTATTCACGCAATCCCCGGTGGTAAGTGATGAAAGCTAATCCAATGAACCCTAAGAACCCGCCTAGCGCTGCTAAGGCTATCAAAATCCCTAAGAGCAGCGGTAACCGTGCCGATCTCCAAAAGGTAAACAGACCCAAAACCAACCAAGGCTCTGCGGAGCTTTTCAAGAAAGGCGGCGATACTATGGCTACTAAGATGAACCCCGGCTTCATGGCAATGATTGCTAAGAAAAAAGACGACGCTAAAGGCGGCAAAAGCGCCATGCCTGCTGCACTAGCAAAACACGCAGCTAAGCCTGCTTCCAAAGCTCACGCTGGCCTCAAAGCCGGTGGTATGACCAAGATGGGCGCGGTTAAAACCAACTCTAGACCCGATGGCGTAGTTCAACGTGGCATGACCAAAGGTACCCAGATCAAGATGAAAGGGGCTAAGTAATCATGGCTACTAAAAAACGTGTAAAACGGTTTGATGAAGGTGGTATGTCTGAAGAAGACTTAGCTAGTAATCCCAATCGCGGTATCGTAGATCAAACCGAAGAAGAAGCAGCGAATGAAGCGGAGATGATGTCTTCGATGATGCGCAAACGTGCAATGGAGGAAGGCGACCGTGACGAGAAAGCTATGCCCGCTGGATACAAAGTTGAGGCTGAAATGCCAGCTAAATCCGCGCCTGTAATGCGTAAACCTAAGCCCACTAACTATAGCAACGAAGGCCGTAGCTCTAAAGCCCCTGCGTATAGTAACGAAGGTCGTGGCTCGACCCCAAAGAAATCTGCGGAAGAAATGAGAGACGAAAAAGTTCGGAATGCGTATCGTGCTGCTACCGGCGATATTAAATCTGCAGTTAAATCAGCAGTTACATCCGCGACTACAAAATCCGATGCTCCTCAGCGGGTAATGCCAAAAGGTATGACAAACCCAAGAGATGTAAACGCAAAAATGTCAAAAGGGTTTGAGTCTGGTAAGTCCTCAATGTCTTTACCTAGCGCATCTAAGCGCGAAGTGCCAGAAATGCTACGGGATGCCGCTCGAAACGCCCGTGGTATGGGTGCTGACAAGCCTAAATTCCGTGCTAGCCAAGGCTACGCTTCAGGTGGTTCAGTGTCAGCTTCATCCCGTGCCGACGGTATTGCTACCAAAGGCAAAACTCGTGGAAAGATTTGCTAAGGAATCACTATGTTACAAGCTATTGCACCCCTATTAGGTATTGCGGGATTTGCGGGAACAAGCAAAGTTGTTTTGGATAAAGCCATGAAAGACCGTACAAAACGAGAACAAGCGGAGTACATTGGTGCTGGTCGTGGTAAGCAAGGTGGCCCGACAGCTAAGGAAAAGAACCAAGCTGGTATGAGCGCTGCCGAAAAGGAAATGGTTCAAGAAGCTGCGGACGATAGAGATCGTAAAAAAGCGGATAAGGCCCCAACGACTAAAACCGGAATGGGCGAAGCGTTTAAACGCGGTGGGTCCATCCGTGGCGGCGGTATCGAGTCCCGTGGCAAGACTAAGGGTAAGATGGTTATTATGAAAAACGGCGGGATGTGCTGATATGTTAGCCAGTCGCGGTATGGGTAACATCAACCCCTCCAAGATGCCTAAAGGCAAGACGATCACTCGTAAGGATGATCCGAACAAGGTCGAGGTGTACGCTGCTGGGGGCAAGGTTAATGCTGCGGGCAACTACACAAAGCCTAGTCTTCGCAAGAAGATTTTGTCGCAAGTAAAAGCTGCGGCAACCCAAGGCACCGGAGCGGGCAAATGGTCAGCACGTAAAGCACAGCTTGTCGCTAAGAAATACAAGGCGGCAGGTGGCGGGTACAGAGACTAGTATGAAGGCCCCTCAAAAATCGCTCAAAGATTGGGGCGATCAAAAATGGAGAACCAAAAGTGGTAAAAAATCTTCTGAAACAGGTGAAAGATACCTACCAAGCGCTGCGATTAAAAGCCTCAGCCCTAGTGAGTATGCTGCAACAACGCGTGCGAAGCGTGCTGGCAAAAAAGCCGGAAAACAATTCGTAGCACAGCCAAAAACAATTGCTAAGAAAACAGCGGGGTTTAGATAATGGCTACGAAAAACTGGATTGCTGGCGCGATTAAAAAGCCCGGTGCATTGCGTGCCGCGCTTGGAGTTAAAGGCGATAAGCCGATCCCCGCTAAAAAACTAGCCGCTGCAGCAAAGAAGCCCGGTAAAATGGGCCAACGTGCTCGCCTAGCCCAAACCCTTAAAGGCATGAAATAATCATGGCAAGCTCAGGAACCTCAGCGTTTAATCTAGACCTTACCGAATTGGTAGAGGAGGCGTTTGAACGTGCTGGTTCTGAACTCCGCTCGGGGTACGACCTGAAGACAGCCCGCCGGTCACTTAACTTATTGTTTGCTGACTGGGCCAATCGTGGTGTAAACATGTGGACGTTTGAGCAGGGGACGATTACCTTGACTCCGGGCCTATCCACTTATGCCCTACCCGTGGACACTGTAGACCTTTTAGAGCACGTTATACGTACTGGCGCAGGCACTGCCTCGACACAAGCGGACCTAACAATCACACGTATTAGTGTGTCTACCTACGCTACGATCCCTAACAAACTTCAGCAAGCCCGCCCCATTCAGATTTGGGTACAGCGGCTTGATGGTGAGCGGTCAGCTATTGGTACAGTTTTGACAAGTGCAATCACAGCTACAGACACTACGATTAGTGTAGCTACTACAGTAGGTCTGGCTACATCTGGCTTTGTAATGATTGAGTCAGAGATCGTTTACTACGGTTCTGTTTCTGGTACTCAGCTTCTATATTGCTACCGTGGGCAGGCTAACACCACTGCGGCATCGCACATTAACGGAACTCCCGTATACGCGCAGAACTTACCCTGCGTAACGGTATGGCCTACCCCAGACAACACTACTACTTACCAATTAGTTTATTACCGCATGCGCCGTATTGACGATGCAGGTAACGGTGTAAACACAATGGATGTACCTTTCCGGTTCTTACCCTGCATGGTGGCAGGTTTGGCCTATTACTTGGCTCTGAAGGTTCCTAACGGGGCTATGCGGTTGGACATCCTTAAAGCACAGTACGATGAAGCATGGCAGCTTGCTGCAACGGAAGACAGGGAATCAGCGGCGTCGCGGTTTGTTCCACGTCAGATGTTCATTAACTAAGTTATGGGCAATAGATTTGCGTCAGGAAGACACAGCATTGCCGAGTGCGATCGCTGTGGGCAAAGATATAAACTGAAGCAGCTAAAGAAAGAGATTATTAAGCTCAAGGAATACAACCTTTTGGTGTGTCCTGAGTGCTGGGACCCAGATCAACCGCAGTTGCAGTTGGGTATGTTTCCAGTAGATGATCCACAGGCCGTGCGTAATCCACGCAATGACACGACTTACGTTACGTCAGGCACGAACACAAACGGGTACCCTTCGGGGGGCTCTAGAGATATTCAGTGGAATTGGAATCCGGTAGGTGGAGCATCATTTTTTGACGTTGCGTTGACGCAGAACTACTTGGTTGCAACGACGAATGTTGGTATAGTTAGTATTACGGTTTCATAGGAGTTAATCATGGCATATACAAAATCTGCAGACGGTGTAGCCTCAAAAGGTAAAACCAAAGGCAAAAATCTTGGCGATAGCGGCCCTTCCGTTGGCATTCAGCATGGTGGAAAAGGCAGTAAAGGCGGCAAGACCAATGAAGAAATGCTGAAGCTAGGCCGTGGTCTAGCTAAAGTAGCTAATCAAAAGCGAGGCTAATATGGCAACACAAAGCATGAAACGCATGGGTAAAGAAGTTGGCCCTGCCAGCCTCTACGCTAAACCCCACACTATGTCTGGCAAGGGTGTCACCGTTGCTGAGAATCCCGGCAAAGAACCTAACCGCAGCAAGTTAGACTCGTTTGACGTAAGCGTAGGCAACATCAGTAAATCCGCTGGTAACGAGCCAACTAAGACCGATGGAATTAAAATCCGTGGCACAGGTGCGGCTACCAAAGGTGTCATGGCTCGGGGCCCAATGGCATGAACTACGCTGCTCTAGTGGTTGCTATCTCCGATTACACGGAGAATACTTTCCCAACTGCGGATATGAA